GGCGTTAATTTTCTTGTTAAAAATGGTGGAACGACAGTAGGCAACGCAACAATACGGGTGGATAACTCTGATAATTTAGCGTTTTTTAATATTGGTGGCGAACGCATGCGTATCGACTCCAGCGGTAACTTGCTGGTTGGCACTACGGGACTGACAAACAACGGAATATTAACCGTCAATGGCACAGCTCGTTTTTTCGGAACTGGTGATGGATCTGCCTTTGCATTTGATAAATCCACTAGCACAACAACAACATCACAAGTATTTGCAATTTTTACAGTCAATAACCAAACTACTGGAAGCGGTCAAATTAACGCAAACGGCGCATCACAGGCTGCGTTTGGCTCATTTTCTGATGTTCGGCTAAAACAAAACATTGTTGACCTGTCGCCTCAATTGTCAAACATTATGGCATTGCGACCAGTTGAGTTTGATTACATTGAGTCTGAGGGCGGCGGCCATCAAATAAGTTTTATTGCCCAAGAGTTTGAAGAAGTCTACCCCGATGCTATTGGCGAAAGATCAGATGGAATGAAAACGCTTACGGGCTGGGACAAAACAACCGCTCGTTTAGTTAAAGCCATTCAAGAACTCAAAGCAGAACTCGACACCGTTAAAGCAGAACTCGCTACCCTGAAAGGTTAATAATGGAAATCACTTGGAACATTGCACAACTTGACCGCAAGACCGCTGACGGTTTTGTAACCACGGCTCATTGGACTGTCTCTGCTACTGATGGCGACTTCTCTGCTTCCTCTTATGGAACCTGCGGATTCGATGGCGAACTGACCACACCTTATGAATCCTTGACCAAAGAGCAGGTGCTTGAGTGGGTCTGGCAGACGGTGGACAAAGACGCTACCGAGGCTTCTCTAGCGTCCCAGATTGAAGCACAGAAGAACCCCGTATCTGCAACAGGAGTGCCTTGGTAATGGAAGTGACCCTCAAACTCACCGTAGAAGAAGTAAACGGCATCCTGCAAACCTTGGGTGCTTTACCCACATCATCTGGGGCATGGCCTTTAGTGGTTAAGATTAAGCAGCAGGCAGAAGAACAGTTGCCTAAGAAAGAAGACCCAGACTTGGAGGCTAAGTAATGTCAACCATAGTCGAGGTCAAGGGCCAACTTGACACCCACGAAGCTGTGTGCGCTGAACGCTATGTTGGCATAAACGCTAGACTAAAGAGACTAGAGCAAATCCTGATTGGCTCTGCCGCTTTCATAATCGCCCTACTGCTAAGCCTAGTGGTGAAATGACCACCATCGCTGCCAGAGCGTCTACGGGAGAAATTGCCGCAGATTCGATGGTCAGCGGTGATGACTCCTTCTACCTCGTAGAGAAACTCCGTAAGGGACAAGAGAGTATCTACGGGGGTTGCGGAGATTGGGATAAACTATTAAAGTTCTACAATTCGTTGGAGTCTGGGGCTGACCTAGACTCGGATACGGATGTGACCGTTCTCGAACTCAGAAGTGATGGCATTTGGATTTACGAGAGTACCATCATTCCTGCGAAGATAAAGAACGACTTTTGGGCAATTGGAACTGGGGCAAACTTTGCTATCGCTGCCATGCACTTAGGCTTAACTCCGGCAGAAGCAGTAAAGCTGGCGTGTCTGTACGATACATCCTCCCACGAGCCAATTGACGTAATGTCTCTAAGCGGGAGGAAACGTGGTAGCACTAAAAAAGGCATCGGACGAGGAACTAATAGCGGCGTTTAAGACCTACGGCAGTCCACAGAAGGTAGCGCAGGTTCTAGGCATAGACGTAGGTACGGTTTACCGAAGGCGGGCGGCACTAAAAGACGTATCCCTACCCTCCTTTGCCGCAAGACAACACAGCATCGCCAACACATATATCCCCGATAACCGTAGGGTTATCTCCCACACCGTAGACAACGGTCATGTCTTTATAGCCTCCGACTGCCACTACTGGCCTGACGAGGAAACCGTGGCGCACAAGGCGTTTGTTTCCCTGCTGACCGAGTTTAAGCCCAAGACCATCATCCTAAACGGGGATGTGTTTGACGGGGCTAGAATCAGCCGCCACGCCGCCCTCATGGGGACTAACCCCCCTACCCCCAAGCAAGAGATAGAAGCCTGCCAAGACCGTCTACACGAGATTGCAAACGCTTCTAAGAACGCTACTAAGTTTTGGACATACGGGAACCACGATACACGCCTCTTTAACTACATTGCTACCCATGCGGATGCTTTAGTAGAGTTCTCGGACTTGTTTGCGTACTTCCCAGGATGGCACACAGGATGGCGGGTGGACATAAACAACTCTGTTGTGGTCAAGCATCGGTGGCACAACGGGCAACACGCAACCTATAACAACGTCTTAAAAGCTGGCAAAAGTATCGTCACAGGACACCTGCATAAACTGATGGTCACTCCGTGGAGTGATTACAACCCAGGAAGAAGGTATGGGGTAGATACAGGAACGCTTGCGGAGCCAGGTGGCGACCAATTTGTGTATGTAGAAGAAAACCCCGTGAACTGGTGTTCTGGTTTCGCGGTGCTGACATTTAAAAATGGTATGTTATTACCTCCAGAGTTATGCGAAGTAATAAACGGCGTGGCTTACTTTCGAGGAGAGAAAGTGGGATAAATGAGTGATTTAGTAGCCTCGGCAAAGAGTGCCGCGCAGGGAATAAAGAGCGCGATAGCCGCAGGGAAAGAGATTGAATCAGTAGTCAACGATATTCAAAAACTTGGGGTCGCAGAACTCCAAGCCAAGCAACAGTTCCAAAAAAAACAACGGGTAGTTAAGGGCGATAGCACCATCCTCACGGCTTTCGCGGAGTGGCGCAGATTGAAAGAAATCAAGGAAGCCGAAGACGACTTATTCCAGCAGCTTGTCGAGCGTTACGGCAAGGAAAAGGCTGAGTACGAGTGGAAGGACATCCAAGCCATCAAAGAGCGCCAGATGAAGGAAGTCAAGGACGGGCGTGACGAGATGGGGCGTGACCTAAAGAAACTCCGAGAACTCAAGGTTATGTGCTTCGTAGCCTCGCTAATCATAGTCACCACTTACTACATCTTCAAAGGACACCTGTAATGCTATCCCTTATTTCTTCCGCTGTCGGATTCCTAGCCTCTGGCTTACCGCAAATCCTAAACTTCTTCCAAGACAAGGCTGACAAGGCCCAGGAATTGAAGTTAGCGCAGATGCAGACCGAGCGTGAGTTAGCCCTTGCAGAACGCGGTTTCCTAGCCCAACAGAAGGTCGAGGAGATTAGGACTGACCAGATTGCCCTTCAGACCGATGCAGACCGCCAGAACGCGGCTTTAGACCACGACAAGGCTATCATGGCTCGCGCTTCCAACTGGGTGGTGAACCTGAACGGTATAGTTCGTCCTCTTGTTACATTCCTTTTTATAGTTGAGTTAATTGCCATAAACCTTGCGTTGACCTATTGGTTCATGGCCTCTGGTTCTGTAAACTCAGTTGAGGATATGATTAAAGCCTCGGACATAATTTTTAGCGAAGATGAAATGGCTCTGCTTTCTGGAATTTGTGCATTTTGGTTCGGAAGCCGCCAATGGGGTAAGAAGTGAAGGTAAGCAAGGAAGCGATAGAAGGGATTAAGAAAGACGAGGGGGTAAGGACAAAACCTTACCGTTGCCCAGCCCTGCTCTGGACTGTTGGAGTTGGACACGTTATCGACCAGAACCACATAAGGGTAAAGTTTGATGACCGCAAAAATCTACCAATTCCCGACGGATGGGACAGAGTTCTTAGCATGGCAGAAGTCGATGCTATCTTGGCTCAGGACTTGGCTACATTTGAACGAGGTGTTCTGCGCCTCTGTCCAGGTGGACTTACTCAAGGCCGCTTTGACGCTTTGGTTTCCTTCTCCTTCAACGTCGGGCTTGGCAACCTCCAAAGGTCAACCATCCGCATGAAGCACAACCGTGGAGATTTTGAGGGCGCGGCAGACTCATTCATGGCGTGGACTAAAGCGGGTGGGAAAGAACTGCCTGGCTTAGTTAAGCGTCGGAAGCACGAACGCGCTCTCTATGAATCTGAGTAATCCTCTCCCGTAACTCATCTGCTACGGTCAAATTGTGCTTGGCCTCAAACTGGTCAAGCCACTTCCTCCTCGCCTCCCTTGTCGGGAGCGTCAACACATACCTTGCCAGCCCTTCTATCTTCGCCTCATGTTCGCTCATCACGATTTGATAGAACTCCTCTGGGGTGGCGGTAAAGGTTCCTCTATTAACCAGCCCTAGCAAATGTTTTATGCAACGCTTTTCTGGCGGTGGTGACGGCTCTGGCTGCGTCAGATTTTCGAACAAATCTCCCAAGATAATACCTCTTATAGTTTGCCATTATGTGCGCCTCGTAAAACTTTTCCTTCCTCTTGTAAACCCCCTTGATGTTGGACTTGGTTTTCTCTCTGCGCTTGGAGTTCCACCTGTTCTCCATCTGCGTGGCAACCCTGAGATTGCTTAATCTATTGTCGGCAAACTTGCAGTTTATGTGGTCAACCTGTTCTGGCCAGTACCCGTGGTGGTACGCCCAGACAATCCTGTGGGCAAAGTAAGGCTTTCTGAATATAGCAATTTTGCGATAACCGCGAGGGGTTATGTGTCCTGCAACCCTATTCGCGTACCTACGGTTCCACATGACGTAAGCAGAATACTTGGCGAAAGCCTCAATGGGTCGAGGCTTCCACACAAGTCTTCCGCGCCTGTAATCAAACAGGGCTTTCAGTTGTTGCTGGCTTAGAATGGAATGTCGTCCTCTAAGGCTTGTTGCTTCGGCTCTGCCTTGGGCTTGGGTAGTTCAACCTTGAGACTCATAAACTTCTGCCCAGACTTGCCTGTCTTAATCCATGCGGCTAGGTTGTACTCAGTCCCGTCTACGTTTAACTTTCCCTTGTAGGCGGGAGCCTTCTCGTTGTCACTTTCGTTCTTAAACAATACTCCCGCGTTATCGTATTCCATAATTACCCTTTCATTGAAATCAAATACAAGCCCCAATTTGAAACACAGTACCCTCCCCAGACTATTGCCATTGACCAGTTTTGCTTAAAGGCAAAGTCTAAAGAAATCAAACCATAAATAACCATTACAACAAGAATTAACCACGCCGCCACTCTGTCCACCCCGCAAAGATAATAACGCCAAGCATACATAGCACGAACCATGCCGCGTCCTGCGCGTAAAAGTGTGCAGATATAAGTCCGTCTCTCATTCGTCTTCCTCCGTGTTCATTAGTAACTGGTACTTAATCACCTCTAAGACCCCCACCACCGAGGCTAGAGGTAGCGCCTCGTCAAACTTCTCCACAACCCCAACAATCTCTTGGTAGAGGGCTTCTATCATCACCTGCTGGCTCAACCCCGCATCTCCTGGGCTAGTGTCTTGAATCCCCAATCCTCTGCCATCCTCGCGCACCGCAACATCTCCTCCTCGCGCACGATTTCCGCAAACCTCTGCAACTGGGTACGAGAGTCCTCGTGGAAGTTGAACAATATCTCCCCCTCCTTCAAAAACAATCCCGCTTCTACCGCCAGGTCGTCAATCGTCACACTCTGCCTCCACTTCTGATAAGAACACCTGAATCTTGTCTAGCATCTCGTCTATGTCCTTTTGCTCTGGCTCGAACCGCACGATAAAGAGCATCTTGCTCACCGGCAGTCGGGAGTCGAAACTTACAAAGTCGCACCACTTCCTACCGGTACAGGCTAGTTGAAGCATCATCTGGTTCTTATACTTTGCCGGAACCTTGCCCGCCTTTCTGTATTGCAGGTGCGTGGCCGTGTTTGGGTTCTTAATCTCTACCAGACCATCTCCCACAAGCCCGTCAGGAGAGGCTCCTAGCCATTGTATTGTCGGGTGGGGTACGAAGCCTACTTGGTCTACGAAAACGCCCGTGTGAGCCTCGTATGCGGCTCTGGCGATGGGTTCCTGTTCGGTTCCGCGAATCATAGCCGCGTTGGGCGTAAAACTCGCCTGTTGGGTCTTGGTTAGTCTTTCGGCTACAAGCTGCCAGAGATAGTTTTTGCGGGTCTCCGTGTCCTTACCCGCTAGAGCGTCGCTAACCCTGCTGGCTGTTACAAACCCCAGCCTCGCCTGTAACCACTCCTCCGAACCTTGGACTATTTCTTTGTAATCGGTCATTGAGCCTCCTCTTTGCTATGTGTAATTCTGCCTCTAGCCTATCCGTACTCATCCGCAATCTCTGGGCTACATTGTGGCTCAGGTTGTACGGGTACTGGATATATCTTGCCTTCAAAACCCTGCGGGATATATCAGGTAATTCCCTTACTGCGTCTTCTACTGCTTGCCCGTCAATCATGTCGGGTTCTATTCTCGGTTCTTCGCCCTCAAAGACATCCTCGGACTCGTAGTTACCCTCTGCGCTCGCGCATTGGGTACGGTGTTCTGGGCCAACATGACCCCAAGCACAATAAAACGCCCAGTTCTTTTGTCTTTCTTCCGAAACCATAAGTCGTATAACTCCGGTCTGTTGGCTTTAATCCAAGGTTGGGCAGATTGTATAAGTTCTTTAGCATTAAATCCACAGGTTTGAGAACCAACGTGGTGGACGTAAGCCCTGCTGATGGCGTGCTGAAAGCCCTTCTTCTGAATGTCCAAGCATTGCACATCGTCCGAGTACCAGTTGATAGGCGGGAAGTCCACCCATGCGTCTTTGTGAATGTAACTACAAATCGGGGCTATAACATCGGTGATGTTAATAAGATTCTCGGTCTCGTACCTGAACCACTCCATTTTTCCCTGCCCAAGCCGAATGTTCTGCAAACCTCGGGCATAATCAGACCTAGCGGCTACCCAGCCGAGGGGGATGCTTTTGTCTCGCAAAAACGTA